TCCTCAGACGCTCCCATCTTTGCTTGAATGAGGCCTGTTTGTGCAAGAGGGGGCGCGGCACGCTGAGGGAGCGGGAGTGACTGCCCGGCTCCATCTGTAACATCCGCGTTTACTTCCAGATAAGGCCAGTTGTTAATATTGGCAGTTTTCCACTGATGTTCAAAACCTTCAAACTGTCCTCCATACCCGATAAAAGGCGCTTTAGGCGCCAGTGCAAGCATTTCCGCCTCTTGGCTAACCCAGTAGTTATACATTCGCTGCGCGTCTTTGGCGTTACGCACAAGCCCAGAAACGAATATATTTCCGTCTACCTCAAATTCGTTGCCCACAACCCTGACAACAGGTATCCATTTACCCACCCATTCAGACTCTTCGAGAACTTCGTATCCATTCGTTTTAACCCACATTACTTTCTTAACATCCGCCATACGAACACGAGAAGCCGGGAGGCCCATCAGCTTCATCTCCTCGTCTTCCGGCGAACCTTCAAAAGCCGAAACATCGCCGGGGTATAAATTGAGCTTCTTTTTTTCGTGGGTATAGTAAAAGTACTCTGCAATACGGACGGTGTCTTCTGTAATCCACGAGGTTAAAGACGCGTCGCCGGTGCCCTGCGCCATGATCGTACTCACGGGGGTAGCGTCCGGCCAACTACGCTCATACTCTTCTTTTGTAATATCTGATGTGATAAAGCACCAATTCGCGTCTGCCCCGCATGGGTCTTGTATCATAGGGTCCATGTACACGCTGAAGCTGTTACGAACACGCCCTATACGAAGGTCTTGATCAAAACTATTGCTGTCGCAGTATTCCGTCAAGAGCCTTACATAGCCTTCTCCATATACTACTTGGTTATCACACGCAGTATCATAAGCTACATCCGCATCGGACATGTATTCGATATGCTTAACAATACCGTCAAAAATCTCAGCTACCTGATCATCACCCTCAGCGTCAACCGGGATGACCTTACCCGCCGGCCTGTTCTGCCTTTGCTCGTTGGTCACCTGCCGAACATGCTGAGGCAGTTTGTTGATGGTAAGGCACGGGCGGGCGCTTAGTGTCTGCCCTTGCACCGAACCGCGTGTTGACAACACATCTTCGGGCCATTGGTATTGATTATCCGGGTCTCCGGCAAAAAACTTAAGGTCTTCAAGCTCATTCTCTCGGGAAGAACTATATGCGCCCATCGCGTTAGACAACCGCGAACGCATTGTAGCCAACATTTCTTCCTGTGATTTCTTTTGGTTCGACATTAGGTTTTTTCCTTTGCTTTCTGTCTATACGAATCTTTTAGCTGCCTTCTTACGCGCCCATCCATGATAAAGTTGCCATATTTTGTGTATTATATGACTTTTTCTCATTATTCCTATACCCCCCACCCCGGGACGCTACCGGATGCGAAAAGGTCAACGCTAGCGCGTCGGCTGCGTCTGGACTTGCCAACCCTCGTTTCTTCATATCCTGCTTGGATTCAAGCTGCATCGCACCTTTTGAGTCGTACTTCGTCGTAGGGCCCACCAGGTCTTTTTTCAAGTACTTGTCTTGCGGTATATCCCCCTCTTTTAGCCAGTCACGCATAAGCCCCCATATCTCGGCCCTTTTGTTAACATACATCATGTGGTTGCGCGGCTTGCTTGCGAAGTTAACACCTTTAATTTTGTACCTCTGCTCTTTCAACCTGTCCACAATCCCCGCTCCGAGCCCCCCTTCGTCAACCGCGACCATCGCAGGGCGAAAGTCTTCTATAGCGTCAATCACCCTGCCGACGATCTCCATAGTGTCTTCGCCCTGATACTTGCGTATTTCTAACACTTTGCGCCCCTGCCTCACCACAATTACAGTGCTGTCTGCTCCAAATCGTGCGGGGTCAACTCCAACCGTTATTGGAGCCAACGGGTCTATTTCCAGCGCCCGCCCCATCGCGCCTTCCACAAGTGACGGGGATATGAACAAATCCTCCCCTGAGTCAGGGAACGCGCCATACACCTCAACATTCGCCTGATAACTTTCTGGACCGTACTCGTCAATGATTGACTTGTAAAACTCGACATCAGTGCCCTCTACTGATCGCGCATCAATAGTATCTGTATCCCAGAAATCCCGTTTACTGTTGAAGCACTCGTAAAAATACCCGCTGTTTCGTCTCGGGTTGCTGAACGCCAACCAGAACCGGTTAGGCGTGTCTTCTGTGAAAAACCCCGCAGCTACCGACCAGATAGAGTCTGGAATACCGCTGGACTCATCAAACACCAGCATCACCCCCGCGAAGTTATGCACCCCCGCGTAGCTGTCCGGGTTTTCCGAGGACCACAACTTTCCTTCAACCCCCCAGTATCTTGTGCCCAGCTTCAAATCTTGCTCCACCAAATCTGTCAGCCACTTTGCGGGTATCACGCGTGTGGCTGAAATCTCGAACCAGTGGCTGTTCAGCGCCATACTGAGCCATTTGGTAATTTCCGCCCAAGTCACGGACCTTAGCTGACTCTCACTGTTAGCACTGACAATAGCTGTGCTTCCTATGCGGGTGCTCACCATCCAATGTACCAACCAGCTCACCAGCGCTGACTTCCCAATACCCCGCCCGGACGCTCGGGCCATTCGCAGCACATCATACATGCTCGTTTTACCCGCGTTGCGGGCTACATGCGTGCCTATATCCCTCAACACTTTCTTTTGCCATCTGCGGGGGCCCCTGTGTTTCTCTAACGGTGTGCCCGCCTTCCCCCAGGGAAAAACATACATCACAAATGCTAGTGGGTCGTTCTTCAACTGCGACGACCAAAGATGCGTCATTAGCATCTGTTCGTCTTGTGGGCTGTATCTCAGATTCTGCATCAGCTTTTTTCGGTTTCTTTTGGTGCGCTTGTCCGCAATCTGCTTACCGAGTGCAAACCCCCACTATCTTTAATGCGCTTTTTACGCTCGTCTTCTGTCTGCACAACCTCAAACCCCGCATCAACGACACGGCTGTTGGCCTCTAACAACGCGTCTTTAATGCTGATACGCTGATCTACCTCGATGCTTACATGTTGCTTAGCTACCCACCCATGGCGATGTTTAAGCAGCTCTAACGCGGCTTTTGTGTCCCCACCTTCCGTTGCTGCTGTGTACATCGTATCCGCCAAACTCAACTCAGCTTCTGCCTTTGCTTGACCTACAACATGTTCGACAGCGGAATCAAAATCCATTAACCTGCGAAACTCAATTGGGGTTAAACCCGCAGCGTAAGCAAGACTTTCACCCGTTAACCCGGTTCTTGCGGCTTTATACAGTGCGTCAAGTATCTTTTCGGTGGCCACGACGGCTCTCGGCGCGTATACAAGTGAATAGATATGGTTCATATTACAAATATAAAAAAAATTCAGCGGTTAGTGGTGTGCCCGGCTGTCTAAAATATTGTTATACTAAAACACAGTTATTAAACAAAAGGATAAATAAATGAAAGAAAACAGGATAAATAAGTTTTATGTTGCAAATTCCATAGAATTTATGAGGGAAAGAATGAATGCGGATAGCATAGACCTTACCGTTACATCTCCCCCTTATGATAATTTAAGAAATTACAAAGGGTATAAATTTGAGTTTGAAAATATGGCGGATGAACTTTTTAGGGTAACTAAAAAAGGTGGCATAGTTGTCTGGGTGGTTGGAGACAAGATAATAAAAGGCAACAAATCACTAACGAGTTTTAAGCAAGGGTTATATTTTCAAAAAATCGGGTTCAATGTACACGATGTAATGATTTATGCAAAAAAGAATACGCCCTTTATGCGTTCAAATGCCTATACAAATGGATATGAGTATATGTTTATTTTATCTAAAGGAAAGCCTAAAACATTCAATCCTTTAAAAGAGCCGACCGTTAGAAGCGGTATGGAGATGCTTGTTCACAACAAAGGTCCAGATGGAAAAAATAAGAAAGTATTGAAAGAATTAAAGAAAGAAAAAACTAAAAGCAATATATGGTACTATGCTGTTGGTTTGGGCGGCTCTACAAATGATAGGGGTGCTTTTAAACATCCAGCTATTTATCCAGAGCGTTTAGCGCAAGATCATATATTATCATGGAGTAATGAGGGTGATGTTGTGTTTGACCCTATGTGTGGTTCAGGCACAACTTGTAAAATGGCTTTCTTAAATAATAGAAATTATATTGGCGTTGATATTAGTGAAGAATATATAAATATTGCGGAAGAAAGATTAGAAGAAGCAAATATGAACCCCTATATTTGTTAGGGTACCAAGGCTACTACGGCGCATAGGCTAAAAAATTGTTTGTTAGGGTACCAAGGCTAAAAAAAAAAATGTT